CCGTAGATACCAAGAAGTCCCGCAAACCCATCGACTACAGGCTGCAACGCATATGCAAGAGCCGTGACTGTCTCTAACAGGCTCTTGAAGACTTCGACATTGAGGCTGGCAAAACCAACTGCCAGGTTTTTGAGTCCGGTTCCGACCTTGGCAAAGGTGCGAACAACCAGCAGGACAAGCTGGGAGAAGGTGGTCTGGACATCAGCCGCCAACAACGCGATGGATTGGCTTAAAGAATCGATCTGCGCTTTTGCTGCTTGAGCGGCCTGAGTACCCCCACCGCCACCACTTTGTTGGGCCTGTCCTCTGACACCGCCTCCAATGATTTGTGAAGCGCCTGCAAGTGCAGTACCAAGACCTGACGCAGCTCCTAGGGCTTCATCCTTGATGCCGACCAGTAAGTCGTAGACAACTGTCAGCCCGTCGATGAGCGGTTGGACAAGGGGTTTACCGAAGGCTTCACCTGTTAGCTCAACGAAGTCCCTGAGGTTTGAGGCGACACCACTAAAGCTCCGAGCAGCGAGCTGCTGACCAGCGACTGCGGTAGCCAGCTTTGAGTTCAGGAACCCAATGACGCCTTCAGTGCTCTGCTTGGCCTTCTTGACATCCTCGTTGGTGATACCTAAAGCTTTTGCTAGGTAAGAGTCAGTCGTGATATCACCGCGCAGGATCGAGCCGATCTCCTGTCGTGCCTGATAAAGCGGGATACCAAACGTACCCAGTGCTCCTGCGAAGGAGATGGCAAGGTCTTCAGCATCTTGAAGGCTGCCCCCGATCTGACCCACCTGCTGGGCCACCATCCCGAAGACTTCGATGACCTCTTGACTGGTGACACCTGCCAAATCAAGGGAACGTTGGCGGATGCTGTCGATGCGCTTTTCGATCGTTCCCGTGAGGGCGACGATTGCTTCGTATGGCTCGGTAATTACCTCCCCATTACGCAGCACATCATTAGTAGATGCCAGTGCGGTCTGGGTTTTTAAAATGCTTTCCTGAAGCCTTACAGCCTCACCAACAGTGCCACTAAACAAGCCGCCAAAAGCTTGTTGGAGGACACCTGTGATTTGCTGAATGCCATAGAGCGCAAAGCCGACCTTTGCGAGGCTATTGACTATTCCTACAGCGCTACCAGCAAGGCCGTCAAATGACCTCTGAAGAAGTTGCCCTGGTTTACGCGCATCGTTTAATGCCCCTCCAATCTGCTTAGTCTTCTTGACAAGGATCTCTGCAGACTCGATCTCATCATCAAAGACGCCTTCCATCTTGGCGACCTTGAAGGCAGCCTTTGCTGTATCACCAACAGTGGCTAGATCGCGTTTAAAATCACGAATACTATTCCGTGCCTTCTCGACAGAGAAGTCAATATCTCTTTTCTTGCTACTGACCTTGTCGGCTTGTTTGCCGATGTCATTGATGTCTCTGCTCGCCCGATTGGTCTCGGCGTTAATAAATAGAGTTAGGTCGCCGAGAGATGCCACAGTTTATCCAGGAGTTAAATATGGACTTAGAGCAGCAACAACGTGCGTTGGAATACGCCTACTCCTTACCAGTTTAGACAAGATCTCACGCGTAAGATCATCGTCAGTATCATTGTCTGATTCAAGCTCAAAGGGAAGAAGATTCTCCAACTTCACTTTTACCTTCTCCTTGCTACCTGCCATTGCAGAAGCAGTTTGAAGCACGATGTGAGCAAGCTTGGCAGTTGATATTGACGAGATGTTGGCTTGCCGCTTTTCTTCCTCAGCCCATTTCTGCAGGATGAACCTGATTTCCTTGATTGGAGTACGCAAAAAAGTTTGCCTGGTGTACTCCTGGCCTAAGGGTGAGTACTTGAGCCTTAAATACAGGTCAGACAGCTCCAGGGGAGTTGTTTTTAAATACGAGCGATATGACGCCAGTAACTCTTCTGGGTCTTGTTCGCTCGGAGTTACTTTCCCTCTTCAGGCCAGCCGTTACGTTCCCAGTTGATGAACTCGAAAATGTCGTTCAACAATTTACTGGGGATCGTCAGGGTGTCTTCCCGACTCCAATCAGCAACGGTTTCCCACTTGTCACCTTGCTTGATCTCCCCACGGAAGCGGAGGAACAGCGTGGTCATCTCGATCTGTTGTTCAGCAACCGTCGCAGATTCCTTTTGAATCTCCGCCAGCTCCTCTGCATACTCATAGAGCACTTCGTTATCGCTGTCAGATTCCGACAGCATCTCCAATGCAGCCTTAACAGAGATCTTTTTCTTTTTGGAGACCGCCTTAGCAATCTTGAGCAGTGTGTAAGTATTTTGCGCTTGCTTACGCGCAATACTCTCAACACCCTCAGCCTCACCAGCCACTAGATCCTCATAGATGGGGAAGCGGAAGGGAAGAATGTCGTAATACTCTTTTTCCTGGAAGAAAAGCTTTGAATACTTGCTCATCAATCTACTAAAAATGACATTTCAACAGCCACCATTTCTGTTGGCTGATTAACGGCATCTAATGGAAGCGTCAAGGACAACTTACCACCTTCTTCAGTTAGGAGTGTCATCGGTGAAGACGACAAAGGGGCGATGTAAACCGCCCCTACCTCTAGATAATCGTGATCTTGTCGGCAATTGATGAAGTATGAACGCTTGTCTTCGGAGACCAGCAGTTCGTGAGTCATCAATACACAGACAGAGCGGAGGTGTTGTTGTCGAAGGTGCCTGCCCAGATCTCGCCTCGGGACTGGAAGGTCCAGGAATATTCGATCAAACCGTCAGAAGGAGCAGCCTCAGACACGTTGACCACAGAACCCTGGAATGCACGGCAGTGATACAGGTACTTACTGTTGGAATCGATGCCTAAGAAGGTGAACATCTCAACCCAGATCTCAACGTCAGGGTCAGATTCTGCGTTCAGCACCAGCTGAAGACCGTCGTCGACGTCAGCTTGAGGAACACCGCTGGCGTCCAGGCTGTTAATAAAGAATGCAGAGCAAGCCAGCTCACCAGCCTGGGTAACACCCACGGAATCTCGCCAGCCGCTATCGCCTAAGAGGAAGAATTCTTGGGAGTTAGGTGCGGGAGTGAACTCAGCTCGGGTTGCACCCTTAAGGAACTTGTATGCGCTCAGTCCGGTAGGCAGAGTGATTGCGCCGCCGGAAAGTGTGCAGGATTTACGGGTACCGCCGGGGTCATGGATCCGCACGATGCGGTCACGCCCCTTAGCAAAAGCACCACCAGGAAGATTAGCCATTAGCTTCTCTCAGGTTGAATTGAATAATCGGGGATAAACACTTTCAGTGTTTCGAAGGAGATGTCAGTCTGAGCTACATGCACAGGATCCTGAATATCAGGGAACCACTGAAAGAGAAGCTCGCGCACCTCGGCTAATGTTTCAGCCGTGTCGTAGCTGGTGAGATAGATCGGCCAACGGACGTCTAAAACAACTGCTTGGGACAAGGTGGGCCTGTTCGCCATTTCAGGGACTTCATCAATGACACATTCGATGCCGCTGATTGTCCAATCCTTGGGAACTTGCTGCTGACCCCGTACCCAAAGGGCGGGGGACGTGGATCCATCTGGGAGGTTGTAATAACCTAATTTGGACCCAATTGCTGAGTTAATTAAACCGCGTATTTGGGATACACTAGCCACTTAACTCTCTCCTAAGTATAGTCTCAAAGTAACTTTTAGCGTCCACGTTTTCTAGTGCAGTGCGTGTCCACGGCCTAGCAGGCCATTCACCACCGCCCTTTAGCTTTGTGCCTTCGTGTACTTGGGCTGCGTATTCAACAGGCCACGAAAACTCAAACTCTGTATCTGAAACGCGGCGCACAGTTTGACTTGCACGAAGACGGCCCGTATCGACGATGTCGCGTGTCCGGCCATCTACCCAATTCCATTTATCAGATGAGATTTCGCTTGTATATTCAGCCGATAATCGGTTTACAAGCTGTTGGGTCGCTTTAGCTACTGCTTTATCGAAGACAGAAGTATCTAGCTTCTTTGGTGTTGCCATCTTTAACCTGCCTTGCCATTTTGCTCAAATACACCCGTAAACTCCTGAAAGAGTGTGCTGCGTGCATAAGTAAGCGTGTTGCTGCCTAGATCAGTAAGACGAATAGTCCCACTAATACCATTGACGGTGCAGCTGGCAACGCTTCCAACTTTGACCTTGGCGCTAAATGTAGTTGGTGAGAGTAAACGGCCCTTACAGACCATCTCGTTTTCATCAACGCCTGGTTTTTGATCAGACTTATTTGGCTGTAACTGGATATTTGCTGTGTAATTCTCAGTCGAATTGACAGGTACTCGGTTACCAGTCTTCGAGTCAACAGCAAATGTGCTGTAGACCTTGAAGGCTAGAGAAGCATTGTCATAGGGTGCAAATGCTCCCATCAATATGCAAATCCGGTGGTTTCCGCTAATCCTTGTTGCATCAGCTCATAGATATACCCGTAATTAGTCGCTTTAAAGCCGTCCCCAGAGTTACCCCCAGAGACGGCTCCAACTTGTTGACCAATTGCTTGGGTACGAAGCGTCAGCATGTGGGCGGTCAGATAGTTGACCGCGTCGTCGTGCTTGTCTCCCCACAAGTCACTGTCACACTGACGTCCAGCTTCAGCGACGGTTGCCGTCACCACAGAAGTTTCGATATTCCCAAACTCAGGAAACCGAGCAACAAATGTGGTGGCGGTAACTGCCATCAGCCTTCCCCTTCAGTAATCGCCTTAATGCGTTTTGCGATGGCGTTCTTGATGCGGATACGGTTCTCGGCATAGTCCCACTCCTTGAGCAGGTCCAGGTCGAAGGTGCCGTTGATTGCACTAAGAGCCTCTTTCACAGGCATGGTTTCAAGGCCACCAGACACCTGACCTGCAGGTGTCGTGACAACCTC